GTTTGCATGGGAGAAACACCTTTTACAATAAAAACAGCACTTTGTACAGCACTCAGTGTTTTGATCTTAGTTATTCAATACAAATTATAAACTCTTAAGTGTAATTAAGATCAATTATAAATTATAATAAAGTATAATCAATAACAAACAACTTCATTTTAAAAGGAATTTAAATTGAATATTAATAACTTTCTTAAAGTAGCTCCTAATCTCCCTCCTCATATCGCAATCCTCATGAGAGGTGGAACTGGTATTGGTAAATCTGCATTGGCAAATAAAATTGCTGTAGATGTTTCATTACCACTTATTGATGTTCGTGCATCCATTATGTCTGAAGGTGATGTCCAAGGTTATCCTGATATCGAAGGCATGAAGTCAAAAGGTGTTATGACGTTTTGTATGCCTTCTTGGTTTGTTAGAGCCTGTAAAGAACCAGTTGTTTTATTTTTAGACGAATTGAATCGAGGTTTGCCTGCTGTACAACAATCATTTTTCCAAATTGTATTGGATCGCTGTCTTGGTAATGATGAAGAAGGGAATGCTTATAACATACATCCAGAAACCAGAATCATTGCAGCAGTTAATCATGGTAACGAATATGATGTTAACGAAATGGACCCAGCACTCTTAAGACGTTTTTGGACTGTTGATATTGAGCCTTCAAAAAATGATTGGATGTCTTGGGCTAAGTCTAAAAACGTTGACCCTATGATTTTAGAATTTCTTAAGACAAGAAAATCACACCTTTTTGTTGATCTTAACAAGACAAAACCTGGTCATGTATTTCCAACGCCTGCTTCATGGGCAAGATTTGACGAAGTTCTAAAACATACCGGAACTACTCTTATGGAAGACAGAGATACATTTGATATCTATAACACAGCAATTGGATTCATTGGTAATGAGGCTGCAATTGAGTTTACTGACTTTGTTAAGAAATACGAAGTTGTAGTAACACCTGAAGAGTTGCTTCGATCTTTTGCTAAATGTAAAGATAAAATTGAGGCTATGTCTAATGACAGAATTAATTCTTTAATTGAAAGATTAGGAGAACATGGTGCAACAAACGAATGGACGGTTTCTCAAGCTAAGAATGCAGCAAAACTAGGTATGTCTATTTCTGAAGAAATGATGATTCACTTCTGGTCTTGCATAACAAAAGGCAAGAACATTAAAACAATTCAAAACTTTCACAAGGAAATTGGTCAATATGTAGTTGAAATTGTAAATAGTAATAGAGATATACTAGGAAAATAAAATGCCTAGATATCACTTAAGTGTATTTAAGATTATCTTTATATTATAATAAACCATAAGGCGATTTAACATCATAAAGGATATTGTTTATGGGAAATAAAAAAGAAAACAACAACAGTATACTAAAGAAAAACAAGGTCTCACAAGAAAAGATTGATAACTTTGAACTAACTAGTCACCTAGTTGATTTTCTTTGGAACGAACCATTTTATAGCAGAATTCTAAGGTCTTTAAATAAGATCGAGTCAACAACAATACCGACAGCTGGTGTTTCTACACATGAGTCTGAAATTACTTTATGGTGGAACAGAGAGTTTTTAGCCGGTCTTCCTAAAAATCATGTTAGAGGTCTGTTGAAACACGAATGCCTTCATTTAGTTTTTGGACATACAACAGAAAGAAGGCGCGATCCACATATTATATGGAACTATGGCACAGACTTGGCAATTAATTCTACAATACCTAGAAATGAATTACCAGAAGGAGGTTTATTACCAGGAGTTGCTTTAAAGATATCACCAGAGCAAAAAGAACAAATGTCTGATAAAGAGATAGAAACTTTTATGAAGTTATCTGATCTTATTGAAAGTATGCCTGCTAACAAAACATCTGAATATTATTTTGAAAAGCTTATGAGTGATCCTGATGTCAAGGAGTTTCTTGAAGACCAAGAAAAACAAATTGGTTTAGGCTTTGATGATCACGACGGATGGGACGAAATCTCTGATGATGAAAGAGAAATGATCTCTGGCAAGATCAAAGAAATTGTAAAAGATGCTGCTGAAGAAGCAAACAACAGAAACTGGGGATCTGTGTCTGCGGAAATGCGCCAAGAAATCATGAAGATTCTTTCTAATGAAATAAAATGGGAATCACTGCTGAAAAGATTCTGTGGTTTTACACGAAGAGACGAAAGAAGATCATCAGTTAGAAAGCTTAATAGAAAATACCCAGGCATACATTCAGGATTTAAAAAAATCTACAAGCCAATGATTGCTGTTTACATTGACGAAAGTGGATCTGTTTCAAATCAAGAACTAGTAAAATTCTATTCAGAGCTAGATAATCTTTCAAATAGAACAGACTTCTATGTTTATAAGTTTGACCATTCAGTAGATGAAAAATCATCTTTTCTTTGGAAGAAAAACACAAGGCCTGATATGCATAGAACACTTACTGGCGGCACAAGCTTTGAGGCAGTAACAAAGCATGCAATTAAAAATAGAAAAAAGTTTGACGGATATATTGTTTTGACAGATGGTGGTGCTCCAAAGCCTTCAATATCTAGAGGACTTAAAAGGTGTTGGGTATTAGCTACTGGTTGTAAGCTAATGTTTGACGCAGACAAATCAGATATCGTAATTAATATTAAATAAATTTATAAACAGGAAAAGTATGTTATATAATATCAATGCAGAAACATTTAAAATCACTAAAGAAAATAATGTTTTTAAACTTTACCATAAAGCTGAGAACAGATGGTCCAGCGGTTGGACATTTGTAGGTAAGTACAATACTCAAGATAAAGCACAAACCGCAGCTCGGCTTTATACAAACTAGCAGGAAAAAAAATGAGAAAGAATAATAGATTTAAGATTACTATTGACAAGAATGGTTTAGGAGAATATGAAACAAGTATCGTTGAATATGCGCTTAAGTCTTCATCACCTCAAGACGCTCTAAGGAGAGTTGAAGTAGTGTATGATAACTGTCAAAAAAATAATAAGCGTATTCCTTATAAATCAAAGCTCTTTTTAGAAGCACTTGCAATATCAGCTGAGACTGATCTCTATTATATAGAGTAACATGTTTTATGTTGGTATAGTTTTAATTCTGATCTTGAATGCTTTTTTATATTACGATAATATGCAGCATAATAAAGATCTTTTTGAAGATAAGAAGCTCGCGTTTAACATAACAATTTGCATGTTTATTATCGTTGAGCTTCTTATTTTTTTATCTTTTTACGTTCTAGCAATTGAAGTTATAGGAGCTTTTTATGATTAATGAAGTCAATACTTTTTTAGAAGCGATGAATAAGTCTACATCATCTAATGATAAAGTTAAAACTATTTTAGAAGCAGACAAAAATGTAAGAAAAGTTCTGTATTATACTTACAATAATTTCCTACAGTATTATGTTACGCCAAAGATCTTGATGAAAAGGCAGGATCTAACACAAAATTATACCAAATTTGATTCTATATTTCAGCTGCTTGAATCTTTAAATCAAAGACTAATTACAGGACATAAAGCAATTAAAGAAATTAACGGGTATATTTATTGCAATCCTGAGATTAAGGACTTACTATATCTAATTTTAGATAGAAACTTAAAGATTAGAGCTTCTGTTAAACTTATTAACAAAGCTTTACCTGGCCTAATTCCTACTTTCAATGTTGCCTTAGCAAATAAGTATGATGAAAAAACAAAGAAGAAAGTTAGTTTTGAAAAAGATGTTTGGTATGTGTCAAGAAAACTCGATGGTGTTCGCTGCCTTATTATTGTGGACGACAAAGGAAAAGCAAAATCATTTGCCAGATCAGGAAAACAATTTCATACATTATCCTTGGTCGAAAAAGAACTCGAAGAGTTAGGTGTCAAAAACGTTGTCTATGATGGTGAAATGTGCATTGTAGACGAAGAAGGTAATGAAGACTTTCAAAGCATCATGAAAGAAATTGGCAGAAAAGATCATGTAATTCAAAACGGTCTTTTTCAAATTTTTGACTTTATTCCTTATAGAATGTTTTCAAAAGGTTATGGTGAAACAGGTCTTTTTTCTCAAAGAGTATTTGCTTTACAGAATCTTATGTTAGGAAAACAACACAAGATGATTGACTACTTAGAGCAAGTACCCGTGTCTTCTTTTGAAGAACTTGATGCATTAACAATAACAGCAACTAAAAAAGGCTGGGAGGGATTGATGCTTAGAAAAAATGTACCTTATCAAGGTAAGAGATCTAATGATATTTTAAAAGTAAAAACATTTTACGATGCTGAGTATGAAGTAAAAGATGTTTTTTTTGGGCCTCTTAGATATATTAAAGAAGGTATCGAGGTAGAAGAAGAAATGTTAAGTGGTGTTGCAGTAGAGCATAAAGGCAATACTGTAAGAGTAGGAAGTGGATTTACTATAGACCAACGTAAACATTTGTTTGAACACCCACAAGATATATTAGGAAAAACAATTACAGTTCAGTACTTCGAAGAATCAAAAAATCAAGACGGAGAGTTTTCTTTACGATTTCCAGTAATAAAGGTTATTCATGGCAATGAAAGAAAATATTGACATAACAGGCTCACTTTGTTTCTTTGGAAAATAAATAGTCTTAGTTATAGATAGATATATATTATAAATAAACAAGAGGTTTAAAATGAAGATTACTGAAAGAAAACTAAGAACAATTATTAGAAGTGTTATTAAAGAAACTATTAATAACAATAGCGATCTATCTGACTTTGATGTATCAGATGTTCCTCAACACCCCGACGATTTAGGTTATGTTGAAGGAACTCCTGAGTATGAAGAAGCATATGACAGATACTTAGACTTTGAAGAAAAAGAAAGACGTTTGTCAAACGAAACTCGTCCTTATGAAGACGGGCTTTCTCCTGAAGAATCAGACAGAATTTTGCCTCCGGGACCACACGGTTATAGAGAATATTAGTCTTAGCTAAATACAAAAAATATTATTTTAAACCAGCTTCTTGCTGGTTTTTTTGTATTCAAAGTACAGTACGAGCAATTGACGAAGCCGAGCGTACACACAGTAAAACATATATAGATTATAAAGATTAAATTATACTTATATAATGTATTTAAAAAGGAGAAGAAATGAAAAATATTGTTTTTGCTTTATTACTGCTATTTGGATGTTCTGATGTTGCTGATACACATAGCGTCGGAAATGGCGTTACAGAAAAAAGCTTACTTGGCAGCACATGTGCAACCGGTTGTATTTGGTCCAAATGGGCAGTATCGTCTGGAGTTCAAAAACTAACACATTATTGTGATGGTGAAGGATGTGCTTGTGTTGTCGAAGGTGATATTTATTCTTCGTGTGCCTTAGATAATTCATCTTTTGAAGAAGAAAAAAACGTGCAGCAAACAGATCAACAATCTTCTTGGGCTCAACCTCAAATTGACAGTGACTATAATTCTGTTAAAGGAAATAGAATCGCTGATGAAGCTTACTGGGAAGCAAGTAGCAGAGGAACTACCGGTTGGTGTTATAATGCTGTAGCTGATGCTGTAGAAAGAATAACAGGAAGATTTTTATGGGGATCACATGCATATCAAGCAGCAGATCAATTTGCTTCTTCCTCACACTTTTATGAAGTATGGAATATAAGCTTACAAAGTCTACCTTCAGGTGCTGTAGTTGTGTGGGGTAAAGGAACAAGTCGCAGTGGCCACATCTCAGTTTCTTTAGGCGACGGTCGTGAAGCATCTGATCATATTGCTCAGCAAATGACATATCATTACGGTGGTGCACCTGCAAGAATATTTTATCCTAAATGAAAGATTATAAAATGAAGTTTTATTTTGGCCTCTGTTTAACTTTTTTTGTTTTCTTTAACAATATATCATTTAGTCAAAATTATGAATGTGACAACAATTATAGTGACTGTGGAACACCTGATCAAAGTGGTGGTGGCGGTGGAGGAAAAGGTTCTATTCTTATTGCAAATACAGACTTAGGCGACTCATATCAGCATGCAGACGATTACGATAACGACGGAATAGAAGATCCTTCTGATAATTGTATGCGCCAAGGTAACCCGTATCAATACGACATGGATGGTGATGGTATTGGTGATATGTGTGATAACTGTTTAGAATACTACAATCCAATGCAAGAAGATTATGATGGTGATGGACTAGGAGACTTTTGCGATGATGACATTGATGGTGACGGTGTTTTAAACTCTCTAGACGGTTGTGTAATGCAGTGGGGAAATAAATGCACCGACTTCTATATTGAAAGTATCAACAATGATCTCCAGAATTATGGCAGTAAAATAAAAGTTAACAATAACGATATTCTATATAATGATATAAAAGAAGATAGCTGCAATCAAAATAGAGGTGACAATACAATCTTTGTTTTTCTTATAGTTCTTGTAGCTCTACTTTTTGTTAAATAATAGATATAAGAATTGACGAAACGAAGCCTATGAACAGCGAAACAAATAAAAGATTAGCAATTATAAATAACGGTCCTTATAAAAACAAGGCATGTTTAATATTAGAAGAAGTTAATTGTGTTACCACAGATCATTTAAAATGGTTTCGTATTTTGTTAGATAATAAAGTTCTTTTAATGTCAAATAAAAATATTAAGTTTATATAAACTTTGAGTCTTTATGATATAATTACCTCATAAAAAAGAGGTATTAATATGAACAACGCAAATCAAAACGCACCAATATACTTAGCTATAGCATATTTTATAATATTTACCATACCCGGAATTTGTCAATATTTAACGTAAGGAAAGGAAACAATGGCAACTACAGGATTTTCAGAATTAGACTACACTAAATTTAACTCAAATACTGACGAAAGAGTTAAATACTTTTTAAATGATTTGAGATCTTTATTGGATAAACATAAAATAAAACTTTATAGTCACGAGTGTGAAGTCTACATAGAAGGTCAAGGCTATATAGGTTATCTCGAAGATAACGTAGAAACTATAGACATTGTAGAAGGAGAAGAAACTCTTTATTCTTCTCAAAAATCTATTACTATCGATCAATAATTTAATTCTTTTTTTAGATACAAAAAAACCAGCTTTAGCTGGTTTTTTATTTTTATTGTCTGGTATTTTTAGGTTTTTTTATTTAAAGCTAATCTTGTTTTCTTTAAGGTCTTCTTTTAAAGGCATTGTAATTTTAAGGACACCGTTTTCAAGCTCAGCAAAAGAAGTCGTAACATCAATATCTTTCCTTAAAGGCAAAGAAATGTTGATAGGTTTAAAATATGCCAGGTCTTTTGTTTCACCTACAGATTTTACTGATAGCTTTCTATCTTTAAATGTAATTGATAAGTTTTCTTTTGTAATGCTAGGTGCGATACAATCAAAAACAATAGAATCCTCTATTTCTTTTAAAGAATAAGAAGAAGTATTTTCTAAAGATGTAAAGTTTAAAACATCATTTGCAAGAGCATCAATTGCTTTGCTATAGTCTCTGTAAGTGTAATGATTGACTGGAAACTCTCCGAAAACTGTACTAAACATAAATTTTTCTCCTATAATGTTGTTGTATATAATTTAAACACCAAATTTAAATTGGGAACCCTTTGACTCATTTTTTTTATAATTTTTTATTAAAGTATTCAAATCTACTAAATCAATATTGCCTCCCCAACTTTCGACTAAGTTCTTGATTTCTGTATAAGTCATTTTGTTTTTTTCAATAATGTCACATAACTCTTCTTTGTACTCCTTTACGTTGTCAAAAATATAAATCTTTGTTTTGTTTGCAACTTCAAATGTATTGTTTGCGTCATTAACAGTAATCAATAAAGTGGACATAATACACCTCCTTATATTAAATATAAAAATTTATATTACGAGTTTAATAATATCTTTATATCTAAGGATTATTAGTTCACCTTCATATAATACTTCACAAAATTGTTCTTCGACATTTTTTGTTAACAACATTTCATCTACAAAACAAAGATATACACCTGGCTTTAAGCAGATAGCATTTATTTTTTTTGTCGGGTTTTTAATGCTATAACCAGACACAGAATTAGCTTCTTTAACGTTGATTAAAAAATAAGAAGCTATTCTACTCAAAACTTTTATGTTTTTCTTGTGTGAAGATCTGCAATAGAAGAAGCAACAAAAGACTGAGGCTTTGTTTTAACTTTAAATCCGCAGCCTGATATGTAACCTTTAATCATATTCTTGTATCTAGAAGACAAGTGATTTGAACTTTCGTTTACGTCGGCATGAATTTCAATGTTTGCTGTGTTAAACTTATTTTTAATATCTAACGCTATCTTAAGCGAATCTTCAGTTTCTTTAAGTAACCTACGTGATAAGTCTAAATAAACATCATCTTTAATTTTTTCTCTTATATAGAAATAACGCCTGTCGTAAAACTCAGTATTTAAAACACAAATAGCACTAGTAAAAATAAAATTATATCCTAGCTTAACACTATCAGTTCCTACTATAATTTTATGACCTTTGCTTTTAGACACAGTCTCTAGTATTTGAAACATATCTTTAGTAGATATAAATTCTCTTTTACCTGTTTTCCAGGAGTTTTTCATTATTAAACTTTCGTTATCTGCCTAGTGTTTTTGCTTCGCTTATGTTTCCAATAAATTGGTAAGCACCTTTATTAAATAGGGGAGCAACACATTTAGATTTTCTTATTGCTTCTTTTCTTGCAAATTTATCACCACAGTTTATACAAGTTTTATAACCTAAAGACTTTCTCTTATCAGGATATTCTTCATTACAAATGTTACAATAAGCCATGTTAGCCTCTCTGATAGTATTTAAGTGTTCCACATAGTTTTCTATAATAATCTTTACTGTTTAATCCAGAAGCAGCAACTTCTTCTGTCCAGTCTTTATACATTGCATAACCAAGCTCGGTTAGTTCTTCTTCAACAGCTGGGTATTGAACAGGATCAACAAAACCATCGTTTGGCTTTGTCCATTGACCTTTGTTTTTTTCGTCTGTCTTGTATAACTTTAAAGACTTAGGAGTGCTAGAAAGCATATTAGCGTTAAGCAAAGTCTCAGGCTTTAATATAACTTCTATTTTATTGTTTTCTTTATCAATGATATTACACACACAAACAAAGTTTTTTCTACCAGACGTCTTGATAAATTTCATAAAAGCTTTTTCGTGAAATTTAAAAGACTTAATAAGGCTTACTGCTTTTTTAGAAGAGTACCTTTTTTCATTGATTTCAACAGTTATTTTATCTAATATGTGTTGAAACTCTCTGGTATCTGTATGGAAATATATCCACTTATGTTTGACACCACTAAATTTTTCTTTTATTTTGTCTTTCATAATTTCCTTTTTTTATTATTATAAGACAAAATTAATTTTAATGCACGTTTAATCCTCGTCAAAAACTACAGACTCTACTTCAAATCCATAAGTAGATTCAAGATATTCGACGATATCATCTTCTTGAGCATCACTATCAATGTCGTCTTCGTTTATTTTTAAAGATTTAGGCAATACTGCAATCTTTCTTGATTCTTCATAATCACAATCTTCAAAGTCTGTTCCGTCAAACGACCAAACAATTTTTTTAACTTTAATCATATTAAAACTCCTATTTTGAGTTTATATATAACATAAAATTTAAATTTGTTTTTACTTTTTTAAAGAATTAATTTTGCGATTAATATACCATATAGCTTTTTCTAAATCTTCTATAATCTTGTCAGGATTTTTTTTGCCTGCTCTACCAATATACTTAACAGCGTTTCCTAATTCAAAGTCAAGTTTCCATGCATCAATTACATCTATAACTTCAAAGCCAGACTCCTTCATATAGTGATTAGGATGATTTACGTTTGAGCTTTCTTTCTTTTTTGATTTGCTACATTGGCACATAATTCCTGCTGTACAGGTAGAACATCGTTTACATTTTTGCATATATTATCCTTCTACTAATATATCTTCTAAAGTTTGAATCCCTAAGTCTTTTAGATCTTCGCTTGAAACTGGAATATTAATTATCTTTTTCTTTATAACTTCGTCTTCTAAAAAGTTTCCACTTTCAAGATTTAAATTATGTGGAACACCTTCAAGATTAGAAATGTACGAATAATCATTATTACTAATTCTTAATTTAATGTGATCTTCTATTTTTGATCCCCACACTCTTAGCTGAAATCTTATAACTTTTGCTTTGTTGTTAACACTAGAAAAACGCATCCAGGCAATGCCTGAGTTTTCAAATAAATCAATCATACTCGAACACCTCATGTAAATATCAGAGTTGTTTACTCCAGAATTCATTTCTTCTAAAAGAACTGCTTTGATTTTATTCCAAACAGGATTGTTTTCATCAACATCAACTTTTGCCCAAGCTCTTCCTCTACCTGAAAAGTCTGCAATAATATTTGACATGTTAGAATGATTTCTATTTAAAGAGCCATCAATTGCTTCGTTAATAATTCTTTTAAGAAGGGTAACATTGCAAGTTAAGTTTTGCTTTTCCATCTCTTTGATTGCGTCATTTATAACAGGAAAAAATATTTTTCTAATTGATTGAATGTCCATTTTTAAATTCCTTTTAATTGTTTTTATTATTATAAAATCAATATGCAATTATTACACGTGATTAGTATTTTTCTTTCATCACTTCTCTAAACTCTTTACGTGACTGAAGATGTTTATTAACCATTCTAACAGTTGGCTTTTTTATAATCTGATCAATTCTTCCAGATCTTTGGCCACCATTTACTTGACAATAAAAGTCAGCAAACTCTAATCCTGTTTCTTTATCTTTCCACGTATATATTACTTCACCATATCCAAAGTTTTGGTCTGCACCTTTAAGTTCAAACCATAACATGTCACCTGGTTTAATATCATCGATAGAGTATGACATAATCACCAAACCATTTATCAAAAGTTTGAATTAACATTTCGTAGTCTGAAAGCATCATTTCATCTTGAATACACTTAACTCTAAACTTGTCCATACCTAATTGCTTACCTAAGCGTGATGCTAAACCAACTAATACAAAAGCATTACCGTCAGGCCCGGTCAAGTCAATTTCTAGTTTTTTGTAGTCTAATTCTTCTCGAGACTTAATCATTTGCAACCTCTTGTATTCATGCACTCAATAAGTTTTCTGTCTTGCTTTCTTAGTTTAATTTCACACATCTGTAAGCTAAACTCTGCGTTTCTAATCTTGAACTCTAGCTGTCTTAAATCTTGTGTTAGCAACTCATTTGCCTGGATTATACTTTTAATGTTTTTGTTTTCTTTTAATACTCTATCGTATTCTTGACGAGGAACACACGAGTACAAAGAAATCATTAATAAGCATACTATGTAAAAGTAATTCATGATTAATCCTTACAGGGTGTAGCCTCCTAGGCTGCTTTTGTTTGATTTAGCAAAGTATGTCATTAAGTCCATCTCTGAAACAAAGAAACTCACATTGTCAGAAAGTCTTAAGAGCTCACACTTAACAACTCTTGAATTTCCAGATGCTGCTTGGACTGTGCTTCCATTGAAAATAAACTCTTCGTTTTTTGCAATAGGCTTTTTGATGCCTTTAATTCTCATGCCAATTTTTGCAGGCATAAAATAATTTCCATTACTAGATGTAAAAACAACAGATCCTTTCCCAGTTTTTTCTTTGAAAAGAATAGAGTCACCTTGTCGAATTTCAACCCACTGAGTCATAGTTAAGTCCTTTATTTAAAAAAGCTTTGAAAGTTAATATAAGTAAATAATAAAGTCAATTCAGTAAATAAGAATATAAAATAAACGTCTGTTCTTTTTCTACGGTTATAGAAAGAGTGCAAATAACTAAACACGACAACAAACATAGTTAAAATATAAAAGTCAAACATTTTCCTCGTAAAGACCATTAAGTTTTAAAAATTCATACCAGTTTTCTAGTTCTTTGTTTGAAGGCTTAGTTAAGGCAGCTTCTTTAATAATTCTAATCTCTTGTTCTACGTCTTGAAAGTCTTCAATAACTTCTTCACTGTTTTTAGTGACCTTGCGCTTAAAAGTGAAATCTTGTTTTTTAACTTTTCTATTTTCAGGCAGGATTTCAATATCAAGCTTAACTGGTGTATTTCCTAAAAGAGGAAAGTCTTTAGATATAGAATGAGAAACTGTTAATAAGTTTTCAGGATGATCAAATTTAGATCCTTTATACCTAACTTCAAATATTTCAACAGGATCAGACTCAGTACCTTCAACCTTGGCAAATCTGGCCCAGCCAAAGCCTTCACGATTTACATGTTCAAGAAAAGCAGAACCTTCTTTACAAGAAGGAATAAGACTTAAAAAACTTTGAAAAGCTTGTGAGTCTTTTGGAATCTTGACCCATGTATTGCCTCTACCTTTATATTTTTCTTGTATTTGTTTTTTAAATTTGTTTTTTGACATATTATTGTCCTTGATTGTTGTTTGTTACATTATATTATAAACATTAAATGTGCAAATTACACTTTGAATATCTTCCGAAAAAAACTTAAAACTACGTCTTCTAATTTAACAAAAGCAATTTCTAGCCAAAGAACAGTTTTTAAAATTAAAGAAGGACTTATTGTGATTAACATACGCTCAGCAGTTTTTGATTGCTCCTTTGTTATTTTTCCTGATGTCAATAATGTTATGTCACCACTTGTGTTAATATATACAAGTATCGCACCACTTTCTTTTATTTCATCAATAACTTGTCTTTGAACTTCGTTAATTTCTTTATCTTCGTCTTTCATTTATATCTCCATATTTATGTCGACAAAAACAAGTCTATTCCAGCTTGGTCCTAAAACTAGACTTGTTATTTTACCTTTCCTGGAAGCTAAAAGCTTTTTGAACTCTTGATAAGACATTACCTTGTTTTTTTTGTTTGAACCTCTTACTTGAAAAAGACTTAGCATTCTATTTTTTTGTTTTTTACTTAGTTTTAAGTTATTAATGTTATAAAAAAACTTTTTAATATCTACTTCTGACATTTTAATTTTCCTTAATGGAGATGCTGGGAGTCGAACCCAGGTCCACAAATGTTATTGCTTAAACGTCTACATGTTTATCTAGTATTTTAATTTACTAACTACATCTTCTACTAGAAAAATATATTGTTAGATAGTCTGTAAAGTTTTAGCTTATTACAACCAGACAATTGCTTCAAAGCGATCTTCACTGTGATTATACCTTTAATATCTCGTAAAGAGAAGATAGAAAAGATATTGCATTAACTACTAATTAAGCAGCTGTTGCAAAAGCAACATCATCGTTTGCGTTTATATTTTCCAGCCGTTTTAACCCAATGACTGGGACTTGGGACATGCAGTTAAAGTTTTCACATTCCTGTCGAATACCGTTTCATCCCCTAAAATTATAAGATTCCTAAAACAGTCAATACTGTTCCTGTCATAACTATTGCAACAGGTAAGAATGTTGCACAAAAAAACAAACCTGATAGTATGTTTAAATAATCAATCTTCATAAAAATTTCTCAATCTTGTTACCATCAATATAACATGTAAAAAAGTCGTGGGAAGGAACCATTATTTCATAATAGTCATAGTTATCTTCTCTGTATCCGTGGATTAGTTTTGCATGTGCAAAAACATTCTCTATTCTATCACCCATAACGAATAGATAATCCACTATAACGCCTTTCCAACCTTCAGCTAAGTCTTGTTGCATTTAAATTTCCTTGTTCGTCATACCAATATATTTTTCTAATACCTTTTCTTTTTAAAAGTTTTTTACATCCATTACAAGGAGAACCATGTGATAACTTTCCTTTTTTGTTGACACGTACAGCAAGAATATCTGATCCGTATATTTGATCACCTCTAAGGCCTGTCAAGCAGTCTTTTTCTGAATGTATTGAAACCTGTCTGTTATTAGGGCTTGGTGCTGTAAGATGATAATTATATCCTGCACCAATTATTTTTCCTTTTTTCCAGATAACAGCACCATGCATATGTTGCATAGGAGATTTCATCGCTTGTGAAATAGATAACTCTAATGCACCTTTAGGTAATTTCAACATAACTCCTTAATAAAGTGCACCAGGATCAGGTGTTGGGTTATGAGAAGGATACAAAATAGTTCTTGTTTGCTTTTGAATATCTGTGTAAAGATGCTTTAATGAAACACCTTTTAAATAGTAATCACCAATTGTAATGTCACAAAAAGTCTGAGGTTGATATTGCTCAAATGAGATACTGTCAACAGGTGTAAAATTAAGTCTATTAGCAATATCTATTTCATCCTGAGAAAATGCTTCACCACTTTCAATTAAGTATTTTGCATAACTTTGACCATCAAAGTATATTTGTTCTAGTTTGATCATTATTTAATTCCCCTTTTTTGTTTATTATAAAAATGAATTTATATATTTACACATATAAAGGATTTTTACTTTTTCTTTTCTTTGGTATAAACTCTGGCGTTTCTCTATATAGATTCCATCTATGACATATATCAACGACTTTATTTCCGTCCATTTTAACTAGATACATTTTAGTTGCTGATGTTTTATTTCCAGTATACCACTTTTTACATTCATTAAAAATACTTAATAATCTTTGCATATGGTGATTATTATCATTAGACAATGCTCTGCTCTTACAGAAATCATTAAATACTATGTCAATATTTTGATGACGCTTGTAGTCTAAGACTTCTTTCATTAGGTTCTTTAATATTATTGTATGTGCTTCTGTTTCGCCGATATCAAAAAATTCATATTTGCCATCAGGTAACTCTTCACATAAACGCGGGTGTATAAAACCAAATACTACGCTAAACATAATTCTCCTTATACAGTATATAAATCTGTTATCAATACTGCTTCTATTCTATTTTCTATTAATACTTGAACAAAGTCAAATGACATATTGTAAACGATATCTTGATCGTATCTTAAATCTTCTTCATCTTCTAAAGCAATTACAAATGATTTTTCGTCAAAGCCGTTATCAAACAAATACAACTTATTTTTTCTTATTTTTAGATTCTCCATCTGCCCAGTTTTCATTACAATGTATACACCAATTATCACAAGTATTACAACCGTAATACTCTTGAATAGATCTTTTGCATTCATGCATTCTAAATGTTACAGTCTTCTTTTTACAGTGAGGACATTTTGCAATCTTTTCTTCAGCTTCTTTTTTCTTAGCCATTTAGTAATCCTATATGATGTGTTGCCCAATCAACTTCTATAATTTTATTTGTGAATATTCCATAATCAGTTGATGAGCATTTTATTCTATTCATATGAACAAATTTTCCTAAAAACAGACATAAATCTTCGCTGTCTAGTGTAATACTCGTGTGAAGAGTTTTAACAGCTGCTGCTGGATCAAAACAATCACCATAAACTTCTGGCCATTTACCTTGTACAATCTTGTATAAATAATCTTTAATATGATTTCTAAAAACTTTTTCGTTTTGTATATTGTAGTTATATTTTTTTGTATACTTTGTAATTCTACTCGAAAGAAATGGTGACTCTACTTTTACAATATTGAGTAGCTGCTTAGAGTTATAATAATGAGCATCATCTGTATAGTGCAAATAGTATTCATTGTTCTTGAGCGAAATTGCGATTTTGGAGTTAGAAAAATCAAAATTATCTAAACATTCTTTAATTCCACTAAATATAAATTTGTTAACAAACTGTGTCTGTATTACGCTGAAATCATGACCACTATCAATTTCAGTAACTTCTTTTAAACCGTTTTTTATACATAAGTCGTTTAATACGTGAAGATTTCTTTCATAATTAAACGTAAAAGGCAAGTCATAACTATTGATCTCCTTAAAAGGATATACCATGTCAAGACCTGAAAGACTTTGTGTAAATCTTTTTGAACGTGCTTCTATGACTTCATCATTTATTTTCTTGGCAACATAGTCTATTTTTTCTTTGCTGCTACAAAAAACATCAATATCACCCATATTATAGAAATACTTGTAGACAGTGCCTAATGTTTGCTTAACACCAGAATTTATGCACAAGCTAATAACTCTTGGAAATCCACCTGCAATCCATGTATTTTCTTCCAATAGCTCTTCTACTTCAATAGCTTTAAACAAATTAGAAAGAACATATTGAATGTGGTTAGGAAGTTTGATTGTATTTAAGTAATTGTTCATTAAATTTTAGACCTTTAAGACAGGATTAAATTATGATTTATTATAATATAAATTGCTGCCTTTTACACATCAGGAATGTATTGCTTGATTTTTTCTTGGAACTCTTTCCATTTTTCCTTTGAGATACAGATTTCTACTTCTCTTATTTTGCCGTTGTGTGTAGATAACTTTACCTCTTCGGGCTGAAAAAACTTTATAAAAACTCCTTTTTCTTCTTCGAATATCTCGTTAAATACGTAGAAGTCTTTGCCTGAGATTATGTGTTTTTTTGTACTCATAGTATATATTTTCTAAAAGTTTGCAATATTATTTTTGACTTCTTTTCTTTCTTTTCTTTTTCTTTCTGCGTGATATAGCGCATCAGCTTTTCTATACTTTTTTATTCCTAGCTTGCTAAATTTATAGTATTGCACATTATACACAGAATATCTATCATAATTTATTATAAATAAGTCTATCGTTTTTCTTAGTCTCCAGATAGATGAAATAAACGAGTAATTGTTGTTATACATTACGTCCCAAGATCTTCCACTTATTTTTTTAGGTCTTCTTTTAAATTTTTTAGTTAGCTGCTTATTTACTTCATTATACGTTGTTTTTACATTTTTGTTTCTTAGATTGTTCAAGGGCTTATAAAAACCAAAAAGCTTGTATTTTTTTGTTTTAGAATCTTTATAAAAATAAAATATATTACAAATTAGATTACTGTAATTGCTACTTTTTACTATAATACTTTTAGTAATCATCCAATTAAAATTTTGTGTAATGTCAAATTCAGAATAAACCGGTCCAATTTCTTTGATTAAAACGTCTCTTAAGTCAATACTTTTAAAAAGCTCTGTAAGGCTTGCATCAGTAACTTCATAAGATGAGTTTAATCTTTCTAGATTTTTTTTAAATACATCTATCTCTTGCTCGAATTTGATATTGTCTGAAGTATATTCTGACGAAATATTTTCACTTTTTATTTCAAATGATCTAAAGCAGTTTGCATAAGATGCAGAAGTGAACATTATCATTAACATAATTGTCGTTAAAAATTTTTTCATTTTTTTCCTTTTTTCCTTTTTTTATTATAATAACAAATAAATTTATAATTTACACATAAGGCAATTAAATGAGACTTAAGTCTAATAAGATTAACTTGCAATTGGCAGAAAGTTTTTATCAAATAGAATTAAAAGATATTACTACTCTTCTTGAAAGAAATAATATTAAAGTTTTAAAATCTTCACCTGCAGGTTCTTTAAGAAGAAAAAAAAGAGTTATAGGAGACTTAGATATTGTCATAGAGGTTGATAACCCGAAAGCAGCAGGTGATCTTCTTGAAAAACATATGAACTACAAGTTTTGCGCAAAAAGTGCTTTTTACAAAGGAAAAATAGCCAACACAGGAATAGATCTTTTTATTGCAGGTAAATATAATTTTTATGCTATGCTTTTCTTTTTAACTGGTAGTGAAGATTGGAATTTAAAAATTATGATGCACTTAAAGAAAAATAAAAATATTAGATATATGCCTTTTAAGTTTATAAATTGTAATTCTAAAAAGCAGTATGATTTTAATTCTGAGGAAGATATATTTAAACTTATTAAGCATAATTATGTATTGCCTGAAGATAGAAAGCCTAACAATATAAATTTTGGAGAATAAATGAGAAAATTATTAAAAGAGCATTACAAACACTTGCTTAACGAAGAAATAGACTATTCTTCAAAAGTTGCAACTGTTTATCACTTAACTGGTCATAAAACTGCACAATACGATCCTAATTGGGCAAGAATAAGGGATAAAACTCAATTAGACTACGAACAAGAAGTCGATGCTAAATATGGAAAAAAGAAGAAAACAAGAGCATCAAGTATACTTCAAAAAGTCGAAAAAAGTGCTGTAGCAAAACATGCTGGACAGTATAAAGATTCTAAAGGACAAGCTTATTATATTGCACAGCAAATATCGAGTTCTTTATTCGACTTAGGCAGTTATTTTCAGTCAGGTTCAGGTGCAATGTATGGATATGGATTATATACATGTTATAAGCTTAATCCTTCAATTGCACAGACTTATGGCAATGTTATTTTAAGATTTGATGTAGATATATCTAATTTCTTAATTTTTAACGCTGAAATTGCAAAAGGTGTATATGGAGAAAAATTTAGACTTCAAGATCAATTCATGGAGATTCTCAAAAACAAAGGCTTTGATCTTGCAGGATATTATAATCAAGAAATAGGATTAGAAATATCTGAAGCAGCTTCTGACAGCCTTGGCCAGTTTTTTGACTATTTGATTTCAGTTTCAGAATCGACACAGTTTTTAAATAGTAATTATAGCAATGAAGACAGTAGAACTGCCGGTTATGCAATTGAGGCACTTCAAAAGTTTAGTATTCTCTTTGGAGGAGGTTTTCAAATTAAGCTTAGAGATATTATAGACGGGATAATTTTCTCTGGAAACCATGATGGTCCTGTTTGCATAATTTATCATCCAGAAACAATGAAAACTTATAAGTTAACAGGTGCAGGATATTTTGACGGAAAAGGAAATCCAGTTATCGAATCAGATATTGGCTCACTAGGTGGTCAAAGA